ATCGGGCCTCCTTCGTTGAATCGGGCACTCAAAGCTTCGCGTTATCCCAAAACTACCGCGCTTTGCCCAGTATATCGAAGAAGGGCGGGTTGACTTTACGTCGACTCGCCTGGTTCTCCGATGGTATCGGGAAAGTGCGATATGTTGCTATTTCAGATTGAATCACGCAAGGTGTCCTTGGTCCTTTTCATCATGCAATAGCACAGATCCTTCGTAAGTTGGATACTGACTATACATTTGATCAGGATAAATCCATTGCCACCGCCAAAAAGTGGTTCGAGGAAGGGAAAGAGGTATGGAGCTTCGACTTGACCGCTGCCACAGATCGATTACCTGTGCTCTTACAGGCACAGGTCCTCAACCTGGTCGGATTGTCCGTGAAAGGGTGTCAAGCATGATTGAGAATCATGCTTGAATTGGGATTCAAGACCCCAACCGGTGAAGTAATTCATTACAACACTGGTCAAGGCATGGGAATATATTCCTCTTGAACCTCAATAGCACTCCTACATCACGTACTAGTACGACTAGCAGCTTTGCGATGTGGCATCTATCCTTTCTCGGATTATATAATCCTTGGGGATGATGTTGCAATCGCAAATGGTAAAGTTGCAGAGGCTTACAAAGATATCATGACGGGGCTTGGTGTCGAAATTTCACACTCTAAAAGGGTGGTACCACACGAGCATTACAACTCGGTGGAGTTCGCATCAAAGCTGATCGTCAATGGTGTCAATATAAGACCTCTGCCGCTCGGACTTCTGTTCCAGGGAGATGTGGTTAGGTTTTTGCGCCTATCACAATCTACCTTGGTCCAGTTGGCAGAGTGTTGTGTCACTGACCCGCTTTCGCGGCTGTTGGAATCCATGGCCCAGGGTCCTTCTGTATTTAGGAAGGCCCCCAGTAATCCGTTTAACGACGGGATATTGGGTCGTAAGATCTTCAAGAATTTAAGTCTTGAGGACTTCGTGGCTATTCTAGGCATTTCGACCGCAGTCTCTCTTTTTAAGGAGAGCTTCGGAAGATGTAACGTTGAACCCTTCGATATGGGACAGGTATTGAAACCTTTACCCCGTCTCGGATGGGCCTTCGATACATACCTAGAAATAGTTCCGTGGCACCAACTGTCGCGTCTGCTGACAGTGATGCAAGACCTTACCAATAGCCTGTTTCGTCAGGCTACTGCTAAGGTTTACCAGTATGCATTTGACCATAATGAATTGGCCAAATGTATTACTGATAGTCTCATGTTGAGGCAGGTAGAGAAAGACTTTTTAAATGTAAAAAGTTTTCCCGAACTCTGGATCTTACTCTCGACGCCAGTAATGGCGGCTGAAAGTAAGATTTCAGATGGGCTATTGGAACAACTCAGTTCCGTAGCTTTACCTGGATCTTCGTCTGTAGTACCCCGGTACGGGGTGCCTACTTCCTTATTGTTTAGTAAGGACTCTCCAACACTACCCAGTTTTACCAATGAATTTCTTGGGGAAGTTTTATTACTAGCCCGAGGCCCACTAGCCCTTGTCGCAAAAGACAAAGGACTAATGGCGTCCTCGGGTCCCCTCGAAAGACAGAGTTCTGGTTACAGCGTCTCTGATTCCTTCAAAACTACACTGCTCCTTCGGGCCCTGAAGAAAACGAAAAGTCTTCTCGGTACCGAGTTGCAGGTAGTCAGAAGGCTACCAAAGGCTAAACCCTGGAAATCCCGCCCCTGTAAGGGAGGGATGTAGTGAGAGAGTGACGGTAGATCGATACATTCGTCATGTATCGCCGGCCATGTGTAGGTTAAG